GTATGTGATCATTCTTTTACCACCCATTTGTTGCCATATTCTCCAGCATTTACCATACAGAAAAGAATTTGTATTATTTGGTGACATATCATTTGTGCAAACTCTTACTGCTTCTGCTGTAAAACCATCGTCCATGTGTCTTGATATAGGCCTACCAATTATGGCTACTCCCACAAGCTGATCATTATAAGAAGCACCAATAGCAAACTTTGCACCCCTAACAGGTTTGTTATGCCTATGAAAATTATCAACAAATTCATTCGCATCACTTATTGTTATTGGCACTACTTGTAATCTCATTCTTCAAAGAAAGTAGGATCGACAGCAACAAACCTTTTAGCTGGTCTGCCTTTACCACCGACCTTTATTTCTACCTCTTGTATTTCGCCTGCGTTCATAAGCCTTTCTATAATCTCTTTGACTTCATAAGACTTCATACTACGAAAAAGCTCATGCCTATCTACTTCACGTTTAGAGATACCCTCACCATTCCTAGATCTTATAAACGATAAGACCTGTTTAATCTTAGACTCCATGGCACTACTAGCTACTTTATCTCTACAAGCTTCTATGAACAATAAATCGTAATATCTTATAAAATCTACCGCCCATTGTGTAATATCGCCTGTAATCGCTCTAGCGTCCGCATTTGAAGCCAGAGTACAAAGTAATGATAAACGCATAGCTTTCTCCTTAGAACGGCTTAGAAGAGGCTCTAGGTTGTCTTTTTCTAGTATATCTTGTCGTTTTACGATTTCTCTCGCAAAATCTTGCAGTATTTCTTCTGATTCTCTATCAAAGTTTAATACTATCTGGCTAAGATCTATCTCTGCATTATCTCTTGCAACATCATCCATGTTACCCCTTTGCCTTCTAATATAGTTGATCCAGTTTACTATTGATGTAGGTGGCTCTTTAAATCTTCTAAGTTCACCCACTCTTCTTGGTTCTTTAGATTCAACAACTACAAACCTATTTAGAAAACCATCTGCTATACGACCACTATTAAGTGCCTTGTAAAAGTTCTTTGGCACTGACAAGCCTACAAGGGTTATAGCTGGTTTATGTGTTACACGACTCATCATCATCTCTTTATATTGTTCCTGGACATTCATAAGCGAATAATTATCTGGTCTCAAAGTACCATGACACCTACCCCAAGCTTCCATAAGTGTTTGTATACCATCTTCTCTATTGGTGTTTTGTGAGTTGCCTATGGCTTCTAATCTTTTACCAAACTCGTCCATAATAGTTATTTGTGTAGGTCTCATCTTCAATACAGAGTGAACAGCACCACTAGATGTATAGCCATCTCCAACAACTAACTTCTCATGATCACTAGCGTTAAGTACTGACTCTACAAATGTCTTGATGTTTTCTTTACCTTGACCAGACTTAGCAATACCCATGAAATACATAGATGAAAAATTATTCATATTGGTTCTATAAATACGACCACAGCTTACGCTTGCTAGAGATAATGCCCCAATCAAAGATAACTCTGGTTGTGGCACTTGTGCTATATCTTCACAAAACCTAAACATGTCTTTGAGTAAGCCTGGTGGATTAAATAAATCTTTTGGTTTTTGTATAGTTTCAGAGGCTTGTATAAATAAGGGTGCTATCTGATTTTTTCTATCATGAGTGCTTTTTACACTTTCTACTACGCCATCTATCTCTGCTTGTGGTAGTGGTGGAGTATTTTGTTTGTTCCAATTATGCAGAAATATTTTTACAAATTGTAGGTTTACATTTTTGGAGATAAGATAACCTGCAATCCTTGCCGCTCCATCGTTTCTTGAACCTTCATGCACACCTTCTAAAGAGAATGGTGCTGTCTGAACGCTTGACTCTGTTTTAGGTACGCCTGTTATTTTTGTAAACTCAACTTCAGTAAAGTCTGGTAAGTCGTTATGATCATGTATCTTCCAATCAGGAAAAGTTATTGGTTTATATATTTGACCATTAGCATGTCTGCTCCAAGGTGCAATAATAAGTCCACCTACACCTCTTATATCTATTAATCTCTCTATGGGTGTTTCAGCAGTTCTTCTTGTTGCAAAAGTAGTATAGTTTTGTGGATTGTTATAATAGTAGTGCATACCTTTGCCAGTAATGACTTTGAACGGACATGCAGGTAAATTCTTCTCTACCCAATCCATAGCCTCTGGCGAGTCTGCATCTACGACAATAAATGATCCGCATACAAGAGCAACAACTAGGTTATCCCTATCCTTAAACCATGATTCTACAAGGGTTCTAGAAGGTCTTTCCTCTTTATATTGCTCCCAACCTTTTAAAAAAGGTGGTGGCTTTTTGTTAGATCTTTGTAGAGGTACGACATTATAACCTTCGTCATAGTAGGCAAGTGCTTGCTCTAAGGATGTGTCGTCCTCAGTAATATTGAGCTGAAACACACTAAGCTTCTGTTACTAATATCTCTGATACAGGCCCATATATAGATTCAAAATCCAATCTGCCGTCTGTAGCTTTGATGATTTGTTTAGCCTGATTGATCGTAGGTTGTCTATAACCATAACGCCATGCTTTACAGGATGCTTCAGAGCACCCAAACTTTTCGGCAGCTTCTCTTTGTCCCAAAAATTCTATGTATTCTTTTAATGAATATGGTTTTACTTTTCTATTTGTATGATTTGGTTTAACACCAAGTGTTTCAAATTCTTTTAATTTTTTTGTTGCTAATGTCTTTGTCCTGAAATAATAATTTGCTTGCCACAAAGTATTTTCTTGGTTTTGATTTTCCATCTACTTCTCCTTGTAAATTTATTTGTAAATTTAATTTTACATATGGTAACGATTATGTGTATAATGTGCAAGTTAATTTTTATTTAAGGAGTAAGAGAATGGAATTATCAAATAGAATTGTGTCTCCAAGTCAGCTCGTACAAAGCCAAGGTGCTAAGATCTTGGTGTATGGTATGGCAGGTTCTGGAAAGACAACACTAGCTAAGACGTGCCCAGGTAAGGTGCTTGTGATAAGTGCTGAAGCTGGACTGTTATCTATTAAAGATGCAGACAACGTTGATGCTATCGAAGTAAAAGAAGCAGCAGAAGTAATGGAACTTCATGACGCTTTAAAATCTGGCAAATTACAATATGACACAGTTGTTTTAGATTCAGTATCTGAAATAAGTGAGATCTTGCTTACATGGGAGAAATCTCGTAGTAAAGATCCAAGAATGGCATACGGTAATGTCCAGGAATCTGTAACAAATCTCATGCGTGCTTTTAGAGATCTACATATGCACGTCTTATTTTTGTGCAAAGAAGATGTAGTCAACGATGATGGCATACTTAAACATGCACCAAAAATGGTTGGCACTAAGTTAGGCGAATCAATAACATATTTCTTTGATGAAGTGTTAGCACTCAGAGTTATTGATAGCCAAGATGAAGATGGCAAAACTGTTTCACATAGATGGTTGCAAACTATTCATCGACAAAACTACAAGGCTAAAGATAGAAGTGGTAAACTTGAAAACTTTGAAAAGCCTGACATAACAGCCTTAATTGAAAAGTTAGGGTTTTCATTAATTAACGATATGGGAGAAACTAATGTCTGATTTCGGTGATATAGAATTTTTTGATAACTTAAGTGAGATGCCTACGGGTGTCCCACTTGCACCAGAGGGTGAACATAACGCTAAAATTATAGCGACTGAGAAATATAAGTCACAAGCTGGTAACTGGACTTTAAAAGTTACATTTCAAATTGATGGTGGTAAATACAAAGATCATAATGAATGGTACAACTTATGGAGCACAGATGAGAAAAACAAGCGTATAAGCACAGAAATGTTTACTAGGCTTACTAAAGCTTGTGGTCTTAAGAAGTATCCTGAAGAGCATGGACACTTTGTTGGTAAAAACCTAACTCTTGATATGTATCAGAAAAAAGATTCATTCAAGGGTGATAACGGCGAACAAATAGAAATGATGAAAACAAAGATTAAGAATTATCTTTTAGCTCAGGATGCAGATATGAGTCCACCACCAGAGGCAGTGCCACCATTTTAAGACGTAGCCTTCTCGTTACTAGGGGCCTTGTGCCCCTTTTTTTCTGCAATCAAACAAAACCTTTCGTCTTGCTTTTCTTTTAATACCTTTTCTATGTATTGAATGTGTTTGTCTAATTCTGCTATTTTCTGATCAATATTCATTTGTTCTCCATATACGCATAAAACATAAGCAATAAAATACCTACTACAGCATAAAAACTCATGTCCATTATCTGTCCTCTAATTTGTTACGAGCTCTAGTAAGATACCAGATAGCTTTATCTAAGTCCTGGATGTTCGCATCTTTGTGATCAGCTCTCCAGATATATTTAATAGCTGCAGCTTTGCAGTAGCCTATAAACTGTTCAAAGGTTAAAGCTGATTCTATTGCGTCTATACATTCAATAGAGCCTTTCTTATAGTGTGGGGGGTGGTTTACATTATCTGTCATTTTGTTTCTCCCAATATTCATTTACTATCAAAGCTAACACTCTTGCCATAGATAATTTTTTTTGTTTTTTCAATAACTTTAGTTTTTCTAAAGTATCTGTTTTTAAACGCATACTTGTTTGTGTTCTAGGCATCATTTTGTTTCTCCAAGTAATTTATTTATAGCATCATCAAGTATTGGTTTTACACATTCATAATCTTTTTTATGAACTTTGCTTTGATTTGGAAACACAAGATGCCTTCTTGCATGAATAAATTTATCACCTAATTGTGAACATAGTTTCTTTTCAAGATTTTTTCTAAATTCTCCCTCTAAATCTATATCAATATTAGTTAATACTTCATCTGCAAGTTCTACCAATTTAGCTTTGTTCATTTTGTTCCTCTCTATAAAAATTACCAGTATCTAACTCAACAACGTTGGGGCTGTTGTATATAGTTGGTGTTTGACCAGCTAATACTTTGTTATATGACTCTAAGTAATCGCTGAGAAAGTTCCAACCTATCTCCATATCAGTATGATTCATTTTAAATACTTTACTGGCATAGGGTGTTTTCTTTTCTTGTGCTACAAACACGAAGTCATGCACCTGGAAACCAGCACGTTCAAAGCCACGCTTATACCATGCGGCTTGTAGATCATACGAGAACCGCCTTACCGAATTGGTAAAACCCCTGACGGAACAATCGCTCGTTGTTTTATAATCTACAAGCACTATGGCATTTTCCCCATGTGGTTTATCAAATGGATTGATAATTACATCTGCACGTGTTTTACACAGCAAACCTTGTTCATACCAGTACAAAGACACCTCGTAGGGTGAATCAAAAGTGCTAGGATACTCGTTTTCTGGATTTAGATAAGCTCTCGCTTCCGTTACTAAGCTGTTTTTCATGCTATATATGGTATCTCGCTCTTTTTCACTAATTACAGACAAACCTTTAGCCAGGCTTTCTTGTTTAAGTGCTTTGTTGGTATTGGTATACGGTGATCCTGTTATGGTAACAACATCACTAAAAAACGCACCCTCTCCCTCTACGATCAAAGAATGTGCAGCAGATCCAAAATTTAATGCTGGTGTCTGCTCTATAACTTCTTCAAAGGCATGTAACTGGCTCTGACTAAATCTTCTTATGTTTGATGAAGATATGCCTGGGCCATTGTGATAGAAATAGTTATCCATCTTAGGGAAATAAAACGCATCGCCTACCACTTTATGTGGTATGTCTTCTAACATATCTGGCAGATTCATGATATATCCTTTAACATTTTAGTTATTTTTTTTCTAATTATTGGCTCAAAAGCATTAACAAAATCGTTACTATATTTAGTTGTACCGCAACGTGCAGCTTTCAATTTATATTCAGGGTAAGCAGCTTTATCTTTCATAGAACTAGAAATAGCATATAAAGTATCGACTACTAAAGTATTTATCAATTTTTTAGTTGCATCTTGTTTTTGTTCTTTTATTAGTTTATCTAACAATTGATTTATACTTTGTTTTTTTACTGTGTCTTTTTCACATCCACATTTGTCTGTCATGATGCCTCCCTATCGTTTTGATTTAGTTTATCTATTTCTTCTTGCAGATCTTTAACTGCAACCCCTATTGTCCAGATAAGATAATTGATTTTATCTCTGGCTAATTCATCTTGTATGTCCTGTTTGGACTTTGGTTTTGTGAGTGAAATCATTTCATCAATAATATCAGACACAATTGATTTTGGTTTTGGTTTATCCATTACACTTCTCCATGTATATATATTGGTATATTATCATAAATTTATGTATAATGTCTACTATGCGTAACAAATAAATTATTGCAAGGAGAGAAATATGAGTAAATCAAACAACCTATACATGATGATGCGTTTATCTTACGAACAAGCTGTTGATGATTACAACAATAAAAAAGCCGATTCTGTATTAGCTGCATACCAAAAATACCATAAGATAAATGTTGGAATGGAAGCACATGATCCACAAGGCGATCTTATAAATTTTTATGATGAAGATAATACCCGAGAATCAGCAATATGAAAGTATTAAGTTTGTTCGATGGTATGGCCTGTGGTCGTATTGCATTAGAACAATTAGGCATACCAGTAGAAAAATATTATGCAAGTGAAATAGATAAATACGCTATACAAGTAGCCCAAGCTAACTACCCAGACATAATACAAGTCGGTGATGTATGTGATTTGGATCCAAAAGATTACATGGACGTAGATTTAATACAAGGTGGTTCGCCGTGCCAGGGATTCAGTATGGCAGGAAAGCAGTTGGCATTTGACGATCCAAGGTCAGCACTATTCTTTGAATTTATACGTTTGCTCAAAGCTATTAAACCAAAATACTTTTTATTAGAAAATGTAAAAATGAAGAAAGAATTTTTACAAATTATATCTGAACAAGTATCTGAGTGTTATCCAGAAATACCTTTTGGTATTGAGCCTATTTTTATAAATAGTTCGCTTCTAAGTGCTCAATCCAGGCAAAGATACTATTGGACTAACATACCAGGAATTAAACAACCAGAGGATAGAGGCATAGTTTTAAAAGACATATTAGAAGATAACTTTGAAAGCGATAGAGATAAAAGCTATTGTATTGACGCTAATTATTCAAAAACTGGTGCAAAACCTCATCATTACAAGGATAAATATCGCAGGCAATTGGTAAATAAGCCTATAAAAGTAGGCATGAATGTTGAAGAAGTTAAGATAAGAAAACATGAGGTAGATGAAAAAGCATTACAAAAATTGCTTAGATCTGCAAAAAAAGAAAGCAAAAAGACAATGAAAGATATTGCAAAAGAATGTAATGTGGCTTTAACGAAAGCTGAACATTGGTTTAGGACTGATAGCAGTTTTGCTATACCGAAAGATACAGTATGGATTAAGCTCAAATTTGTATTAGGTATTACAACAAATAAGTTTGACAAAGCATTGTTAGAGTTTGAATACAGAGATGGCGTATTTGAAAGCACTCAAAGAGTTTACAGCGATCAAGGTAAATCACCTACATTAACTGCATCAAACAAAGAGCAAATGATTGAAACTAAGCCAAAAATGGTAGGCAGAGATAACACTCCTGGACACGACATACTTAAAAGAGTCTATAGTGAAGATGGTAAATCACCTACTATTACAGCTCATGCAGGCAAAGGCACAGTTCCAAAAGTAGAAACAAGACCCAAACAAGTAGGTATTGCACACCATAAAAACGGAAAACCTTTACCTAGTTGGGGTGGCACAAATAAAGTGTATGGGCAACATGGAAAGTCACCAACAATTATGGCTGCAGCAGGCATGGGTGGTAACAGAGAACCAAAAGTAGAAACTAAGCCTAAGCAAGTTGGCGTTGCAGTAGATATAAAGGGACACGATCAGATTAAACGAGTCTACAGTCCAGAAGGTAAATCGCCTACAGTAACAACCTGTGGAGGTGGTCATAGAGAGCCAAAAGTAGTAACTGGTGGTGCTTTTCGTGGTAGAGCTTACGATAAAGACGGTAAACGCATGGATAAAGATGGCGTATCGGTAGCAAATAAAACAAAACAAATGCTTGAATTAAGAAAAGACGCAAAATCAAACGCGATTACAACAGTTGGTAAAGATAGTGTAGTAGCACATGAAGATCTTACTTGGCGTAAGCTAACACCGTTAGAATGTGAAAGATTGCAGACAGTTCCAGATAATTACACAAATCATGTATCAAACACACAAAGATATAAAATGCTTGGCAATGGTTGGACAGTAGAAGTGATAAAGCATATTTATAATCATATACAATGAAAGGCAAAAGCATTACTGTTTGGTTTAGTTGTGGTGCTGCAAGTGCAGTAGCAGCTAAGAAAACTATAGAGCTGTATGGTCAAGAAAACACAATAAGAGTTGTCAATAACCCGATTAAAGAAGAACACAAAGATAACAGAAGATTTTTAAAGGATGTAGAGCAGTGGTTGGGTGTTGAGATAGAGTATGCAATAAATCCTAAATTTCCAGATCAATCTTGTGAGACTGTATGGCAAAAAACAGCTTTTATGTCTAGTAATTTCGGTGCGCCATGCACCTTACACTTAAAAAAGAACGCAAGAAGATATTGGGAATTACGCCATGATACTGATTATATTGTTCTAGGATTTACTTTTGATGAAAAGAAACGGGCCTTAAGGTTTAAAGAGACACAAAAAGACAATCTTTTGCCTGTGTTAATAGATCAGGGCATAACAAAGCAAATGTGTTTTGATATTTTGTTGCAGGAAGGTATCAAACTGCCAGAGATTTATTCACTCGGTTTTCCTAATGCAAACTGTATCGGGTGTGTAAAAGCAACTTCACCTACGTATTGGAACTTAGTAAGAAGAACTTTCCCTG